CCTCGCATAGCAGAGCTTTTCGAACCGAGTCAGGAATTCCTTCTCCGTCCCCTGAATCGGTTCCTGCTGTGTTGCTGTAGCCCTTGCCATCCTGTCACCCCCTTACTCTGTATCCCCTGTGAGCTTCCCCTCAGCGTTCCGGAGCAGGCCGATCAGTCTTGCCTTATTGGCACTTACCGCAGCCGGCAGAGACATGTCAGCCTTTTTCCGCGCTTTCAGAGTCTCGTAGATCCGCATAAAGTGCGCACGCTCCACAATGATGTTCTCCGACATGCAGATCGTCTTGAACCCGATTCCTTCAACGGCCTGTCTTGTCAGCTCGTCCAGGGAATCCATCGCTTCCGGTACGCTGTAATATCCGTACCTGTGGACTGCTCTCATCACATCGCTCCAAGCTTCACTGACATCTTTTATCGGGATATCCGTGTATTCCAGGCATTTCTCCCTGATCTGTGCTATGGACGGAGCGAACTTCTCAACGCTCATGAGTTCCATGATCGCTGATGAACAGACATTGTAAGGAATATCCTTCAGCATTCCGTACCAGAGCTTTATCGTGAACTCATCCGGCATGATATTCGCAGATGGCCAAGCTGATTTCATACCCGCCCTGATTTTATTAAATTCCTCAGTCGTCAATTCCATCACTCCATCCTGCTGTAGCTGCCATATACTCGGCTGTTGATTGGTATCTGTTATCCGCCCTGCGCATTGCAGGAAGAGGTGTATAATTCTCCGGAAGGTAATCGATGTACCCGCTGTTGAAGAAACTGGAACCATTCTTCACGAACTTCATATCCGTTCCCCTGTTGTTGATTTCCTCAAGGTAATTACGGATTGCCTGTTCCATATCATCCTTCCCGATCTTCAGGAGCTTCTTTTTCTGTGTGGCGGATACGTTTCCCTTGCCCCGTTTCTTTGGGTAAAGGTTCCAGAGATATTCAAAGAGTGCATTTGCATCTTTTGTCCTCTGCGCTTTATGCGCAGGAGTATCTTTATCTTCTCTAATCTCTATCTCTTCTCTTTTCTCTTTCTCTGACTCTGACTCTTCTCTATCTCTTGTATCTATCTCTTTCTCTACGTTACAGTCACGTAACACTGGTGTTACATCGGTGTTACAATGTAACGCTTTTCTATTCCGATAATCCCTAACGCGCTGTGCTCCGGCGGTCTCTGAACCGACCATTTTGTCGCATTCCGTTAGTAAATACTCAGCTTCATCGTCCTTCACCATGAGCCCCTGTGAGAGCAGGAAGCTGACCGTGACTTTTACGTTATCGAGATCCTCGTCCAGGTCCAGAGCAAGCTCTGTACAGAAGTCCTCTTCCACCCCGTCAAAGTACAGACGGCAGTCCTGCTTGATTGCTACAAGGAGCATCTTCAGATAGATGACGGTGTAGGTATCACCGCCAGCTATCCTCCGAAGCTTCTTAATGGGCTTCTGGCGAAAGAAGTCATCCGGCAGTTTTAACCAGTAATACCTTTTCGCCACTTTCTACCTCCTTAATCCTCGATGACCTTGCTGCCCTCGTCCGTCTTGATGACCGTGACGGACTGGCTGAAACGTGCCTTGAAGTTCTCGTCGTGCGATATCGCCATGACCTTTACGTTCGGGTATCTGTCGCGTATTGCTTCGAGGGCATCCACATAAGCTTCCGTTCCCTCGCTGTCAAGGAAGGGCGGTTCATCTATGGAGAGCATTCCAAGCTGCACTCCGGAGGATCCTGTCTTGACTTCCGCCAGGGCAAGGATGACTGCGAGCGACGCCTTGACCTTTTCTCCGCCGGATTTGGACGCATACGGCAGTCTTGTCTTTCCATACTCCTCGATCAGGACATCCAGAGTGGCTTTTTCTCCGTCCTTGCCCTTCGTGATCTTATCAAGCACGAACTCGACTCCCATCTTCCCGCCTGTCATGCTTCCGAGGATGTTGTTGGCCGTCTGTGTGATGTAAGGAATGACATTTCGGATTATCTGGTGCGGGACACCATCCTGTCCGAATGCAGCCTTCAGCACCTCGTATCTGGTCACTGTCAGGGATGTTGACGAGATCTGACCCTTTACCTCTGCGATCTCGTCTTTCAGTTTCTCGATATCCCGAATGGTCTGCTCAGCCTTTCCGAGCCCTACGTTCATGTCATCCAAGATTTCTGAGATTCTTCTGAGCTCGGAGTTGATGGCGTTCAGCTTTGTTTCCGGATTCTCTACAGTTGTCAGCTTGTCGGCCAGTGCATGATACTCGGTCAATTTGGAGACCAGCGTGAGCCTCGCAGCATTCAGGGCTTCCTCTGCATTTTCGCGCTGTTCCGTGAGGTTCGTCTTCCGTTCCTCAAGAACAGGAATCCTGGCTTCAAGATCAAGGAAGGCGCGGTACTGTTTTTCTGTTTCTAACGCTTTCCGATGTTTTTCAAACGGAATAACGAGTTTGTCAACGCTTTCCGTTATCGTGAGAGCTCGTGAAAGGAGCTCTGAGCCCTTTTCTTCCCTCTCAGCGATATTTTTATTAACCTCAGCAATCTGAGCCTTAAATCCGGCTTTCTGGACTTCCTGCTTTTCGAGTTCCTTCTGCAGTTCCTTGTAAGGCCGCAGTCTGTCGATAGCATGCTGTGTATCGATCACATCGTTCTGGCTGAAGCCAATGTCGGAAAGAGTCTGGCTTGCCGCAGCCTTCTCATTGTCGAAATCATTTATGAGTTCCTCATTTCTCTTCGTGAGCCGATCCAGCTGTTCCATATGTTCAGGGAGCTGATCAACGATTCTCTTCGCGCTTGCAAGAAATTTGCAGTTCGCTTTCCCTGAATCGATACATCCGGATTCCTTCATGTATTCCGCCTGCTCCTGTGCCCGGGAAATCTCCTTGTTGACAGCCTTGATATCCGACTGTACGCCGTAGATCTCCTTCCGCATCCCTTCGCTCTTTTCCTGCCAAGCCCTGCGGACTTCCATTGCCTTCAAGGCTTTCTCGTTGAGATCCGCCCTCTTTTTTTCCAGAACAGACAGCTCAGCGAGCTTTTCTTCAAGGTCGGCCGGAGCTTCCATGAAGGATGCGATTTTCGCTTCAAAGGCTTCCTTCCGTCTCTTCAACGTCTCGATATCACATTTATTTGATTCCTGCCATGTCCGGACGGTTTCCAGCTCCGTTTTCTTTGCTTTATAAGCAGCCGCATCCTCTGCGAATCTGTTCACATCTGCCTGAGCCGCCCTGCACTTTTCAGCGCCATCACGGATTGCCTCGGAAGCATCCAGCTCCTTATTTACGTCATTCAGCTTTTTGCTTATCGCATCGAGTTGCACCTGCTTTTCTTCGACATCCTTGTCCGCTTCCTGATACGCCGCCTTCGCCTTGCCGGCAGCATCTGACGCTGACTGGAACACCGCCATTTCAAGCATCGCCTTCTCGCGTTCAGCTTCCTTTGCCTCACGTTCTTTAGAAGCGGATTCGATTCTTCGTTTGATCTCATCCCTTGTTGTATAAACGTACTCCTTCTCAGATACCTGTTCTGTCCGGATGCGTTCACCTTCCTTAAGGGCTGCCAGTGATTTCCTGGCTTCGCTGAGCTTCTTCCTGGTGCCTATTTCCATGACATCATACAGGCCGAGCCCGAGGAGCTTCGCAAGGATCGAGATCCTTTCATCTTTGCTCGCCGAAAGGAACAGTCCATACTGGTCCTGCATGATCAGAGCGCAGGAGCGGAATGTCATGCCGTCCATTCCAAGCACTTTCTCGATTTCTTTGTTGGTATCGAGAGCTTTTTCCTTGGAAAGGTTCAGCCATTCGCCTCCATCGCCCAGCTGGGCGAGATTCACGGTTCCTCTGCCCGACTTCGTCCTTGTCCTTGCCACCCGGAATGTCTGATCTCCGATGGAGAACGTAAATTCAATGGAGCCGGAACGCGCATCGTCTGTAGCGCGGATCCAAGATGCCTTGTCTCCCTCTCTCGTCGTTTCGAATAAACAGTCGCTTATCGCATCCATGAAAAGCGATGATTTCCCCGCGCCGTTTACTCCGTTTATCGTGCAGAAGGTCACATTTTCGAAATTGAACTCTGCTTCCTTGTAGGTGCGGTAATTCGTGACCTTGATACTGACCGGTTTGAAGACGCCGCTCATTGAATACGTTGTATCCGCGGCTCTTGCGGCTGCTATGATCGGCTCCGCAAGGTCTACGATTGAATCGACATCCTTGTAGCACTTCTCTTCCAGCCACTTCTTCAGATTGACCAGTGGATCGGATTCCTCATTAAGAAGGTTCCTGTTATTGACCTCGATCATCTGTTCCGCTTCAATGGATGCCACATAGAAGGCACCGAGCTCTTCAAGGTCTGTCTGCAGGACCGGAACATTCAGCCTCTTTTTCTGCTCCGATGTGCAGCTGTATTTGATGCGGACGATCTTATCAGCTATTCCGTCTTCCGGATCTGTAAGTCCCATCCCGATCAATGCCGTCTTTCCAAAGTTCAGATAATCTTCGACATCTTCAGAATTCCAGTTCAGCGTGAGGAATCTTCTATAAGGAGTCTCTGTGAATTCGGAAGATGCTATGCACTTTCCGTCATATTCATGGATCCAGAATCCTCTTTCCTGTCCTTCATCCGAGAACCTGAGAGCATTGACTGCTCCCGAGTAGAATCCTGCCCGGAGACCCTCTATCCGCTGAGGGCGGTGAAGATGTCCCAGGAAGACTCCATCATAATTCGCACTCGCCAGAGCTTCCTTCGGGATGCAGGGCTCAAAGTCTGCAAAGCATGCGACCTGCGAACCTTCCGCGGATGCCCCCGGGACCGTGTAGTGACTCATGAGGAACACC